GCAGGAACTCTTACTGCTGGTGGTGATATTGCAGCAGATCAGTTTTTGTATCTTGTAAGTCAAGGCACAGGTGACGCAACATATACTGCTGGTCGTTTTTTAATTGAAATCACTGGTTACGATGTTGCTACTTAATTGAAAGATAGGAGAGTCTAATGGCTGGTCCAGTAAAATCCTTTAACTTTGATCAAGGAGCAACACCAGCAATTGTTGGGCCTGCTCGATCTCGTATACGTCAGGTTGTTATGTTTGGCGCGGCTGCTGGTGCATTTACTATAAAAGATGGTAGTGCTTCAGGAGATGTTTTGCTTCAGCAAAGTTTTGCTGCGGGGAATCATGTTTTGAATATTCCTGATGATGGCATTATTGCTTTTAGTGGTTGTTTTGTTGCTGCTTTATCAGGTTCAGGTAATAAACTTACAATTTTCCTATCATAAGGAATTTTTATGGCTCGTAAACAAGACAAACAGCCACCAAAAACCAAAAAATATTTCCGTTCCACAAAAAGTGGGGCGGGGATGACGAAAGCTGGTGTTGCTAAATACAGGAAAGATAATCCTGGCTCTAAATTAAAAACAGCAGTAACAGGAAAAGTTAAAAAAGGTAGTAAAGATGCTAAAAGGCGTAAGTCTTTCTGCGCTCGTTCTGCTGGTCAAATGAAGAAATTTCCTAAAGCCGCTAAAGACCCGAATAGCCGTTTAAGACAAGCAAGGAAAAGATGGAAATGTTAAATGGAATATCTATTGCATTCGTTACTGTCGTATTAACCTCTGTTATAGGTTTGCTTGCATGGATCGCAACATCTGTAGTAGATTTAAAAACAGATACGGCTGTTATAGCTGTTAAAGTAAATGAAAATCATAAAATGATAACAACTCTGTGGGAAGATTATGTAAATAGGAGTGGAAATGGCAATCTCGCGTGGCTCAATGAGGCAACAGATATCGAATCCTCCTCAAAAGAAAAAATTTATTAAGAAAAAAAAGAAGAAAAAAAATGGCTAAAGATGCATGTTATAGAAAAGTAAAGGCTAGATACAAAGTTTTCCCTTCCGCTTATGCATCAGGTGCTATCGCCAAGTGTAGAAAAGTTGGCGCTTCAAATTGGGGTAATAAGTCTAAAGCTAAGAAAATGAAAGATGGTGGGCCTGCGTTGCCTGCCAAAAGACCTTCTAAAAACTCTAATGTAGCTCGTGGCTGTGGTCTTGTGATGGAAGACAGGCGCAAGGTTACAAAGTTTACATGAGCAAAGAATGGCAGTACGAAAAACAAAAAAAGGTTTGGCTCTTAAAAGATGGTTCAAAGAAGATTGGAAGGACGTATCAACGGGGAAGGCGTGTGGGCGTGGCAAAAGTGAAAAACGGGGTACTCCATATTGTCGCCCCTCCAAGCGGGTTAGCTCTAAAACACCAAAAACAGCAAGCGAACTTAGTGTATCCGAAAAAAGAAGCAGAATAGCGCAGAAAAAAAAGCTTGGACAACCAGCGGGTAAACCAAGAAGAGTGCAGGCTGTTAAAAGGAAAAAAAGGTCTTCTTAATGTTTCCTGATTTAGAAGAAAAAATTAAATCAGATTTAAGGAATTGGTCTAAATATGCTTTAGAAATTCCTAACGAACACTATAATAATTTACCTCCTTGCCCATACGCAAAAGCGGCTTGGATGAATGAAAAAATAGCTTTTGAATTTAACTATATAAACGGTGAAGATTTAATATATTCATGCATAAACAATTGGAAAGATGACAAAGAAGTATTGATATTAATTGACTTCTTCCCAATGGATTTAGATGAATTGGATATTTTTTTAGATGATTTAAATCAAGATATAAGTCAAGGAAAGTATAATACAAAAGATATGTATCTCATGGGCTTTCATCCAGAAGATGAAAGTAATGAGTTATTAGATGAAAGTCTTGATATGGAAGAAGATTCAAGTCCTCCTTATGCTATGATTTTTTTCCAAAGATTAAGTAAGTTGCAAGAAGCTTCAGATTCCCTTAGAATAAAAGGGTATTATAATGTATGCGAAGATTATTATGATGCTGGGTCTTTATATGAGCGTAGAAAATCTATTTATAGGAGATTAAAAAATGGTAATGAAAAAAGCTAAGAAAATGATGCGTGGCGGTGTCGCCAAGAAAATGATGCGTGGTGGCAATGTATCACCTAGAAAAGCTATGGCTATGGGCATGATGGATGGCGGCAAAGTAAAGAAAGCCAAAAAAATGATGCGTGGTGGTAAAGTTAAAAAATAATGACTGTATCAGGTTCAACTAATTTTGAACTCGATGTATCTGATTACATTGAGGAGGCTTTTGAGCGTTGCGGTTTAGAGGTTCGTACTGGTTATGATTTAAAAACTGCTAAAAGGTCGTTGAATCTTTTATTTGCTGATTGGGCTAATAGAGGTCTTAATCAATGGACTATCACTCAAAGAACACAAACTGTAACGCAAGGTGACGCGGATATTACTTTGGGTGCAGATGTTATTGATGTTTTGTCTATGGTTGTTCGCAGAGACAGCACAGACATTAGCATGGAGCGTGTTAGTAGGGACGAATATTTATCTATACCTAACAAATCCACTCAAGCTAGACCCACTCAATTTTTTATAGACAGACAAATAACACCAGTATTAAAAATATGGCCTGCTCCTGAAAATAGCACAGATATTTTAGTCTATGATGCTTTAACAAGAATTGATGACGCTGATACATTTACAAATACTGTTGAAGTTCCTTTTAGATTTTATCCTTGTCTTGCTGCTGGTCTTGCATATTATTTAGCAATTAAAAAGTCTCCAGATAGAATACAACTTTTAAAAGCTATTTATGATGAAGAGTTTGAAAGAGCAATGACAGAAGACAGAGATAGAGCTTCATTTAATGTATCTCCTAATCTTAGATACTACAGGGTTTCCTAATGAGTAACTTTGCATCTGGTAAATATGCTTATGGGATTTCAGATCGCTCTGGTTTTAGATATCGATTAAAAGATATGAGAAAAGAATGGAACGGTTCTTTGGTTGGATTTGATGAATTTGAACCAAAACATCCACAGCTTGAACCATTGAGATACAGAACAGACCCAGAAGCTTTAAAAAATCCTAGACCAGATACAAATGATGACAATATTCCTTTTGTTGTTTTTACTAGCACAGGTAAGGACATTATACCTTCATCTATTGAAGATTTAACTTCTTTAACATCTAGTGTAGGTAGTGTGACAGTAACAAATACTTCTTCCAGTAGAACGGATGTTTCAACAAGTGCAACAGGTTTTAGTAGTTCAGTATCAGTAGGTACTTCAACTTCTATTTATCAATTATTTGCTGTAACAGTGGTTGATTCTGGGGGCAACAAATACTTTTTAGATGGTGTAAATAGAACAGGTTCAGCAATAACTTTGACAGAGGGTTCTACTTATAAATTTGACCAAAGCCACAGTTCTAATTCAAGTCATCCCTTGAGATTTTCTACTACTTCTGATGGAAGTCATGGAGGAGGTAGTGAGTACACCACAGGAGTAACAACGTATGGAACACCAGGGAACGCAGGGGCTTACACACAAATAACTGTTGCGGCTAGTGCGCCAACCTTATATTACTACTGTACAAACCATAGCGGCATGGGCGGTCAGGCGAATACACCATGAGTTTTACATTTACAACTTTAAAACAAACTATTCAAGATTGGACAGAAAATGACGAAACAACCTTCGTTAACAATCTTAATATTTTTATTAAAAACACAGAAGAACGTATTTTAAAACTTGTTGATTTAGATTTTTTTAGAAAGAACGTGTCTGGTTCAACTTCAAGTAGTAATCGTTTTTTAGCTACACCTACTGATTATCTAGCATCTTTTTCATTATCTGTTACAAATGGCAGTAATAAAGAGTTTTTACTGCTGAAGGATGTTAATTTTATACAAGAGTTTAATCCCAACTCTTCAACTACTGGAACACCAAGATATTATGCGCCTTTTGATGTAAGTAATTTTATTTTGGCTCCAACTCCAGATGCAAACTATGCTTCTGAGCTACATTATTATTATCGGCCTCAATCAATTACTGCTACTAGCGATGGAACTTCTTGGCTTGGCACAAATGCGCCAGATACGTTGCTTTACGGATGTTTGGTTGAAGCATATACTTTTATGAAAGGTGAGGCTGACTTATTACAACTTTATCAAGCCAGGTTTAACGAAGCTATATCTCGTTTAAAGAACTACGGTGAGGGCGTAGAAAACAGTGACGCATACAGGGAGGGTCTTGTTCGCGTTCAAAAAACATAAGAGGGGCAATATGAAAAAATTAAAAGGTAAAAACATAGCGATTGTCGCATTAGGCGGTTCGTTTTCAGAATATGTTTTATCAAGAATAAACTCTGTAAAATATGATGAAGTATGGGGCATTAATAGTATTGGTGCTATATTTCATGTAGACAAAACATTTATGATGGATCCTGCGAGTAGGTTTTTAGATGATGTAAAGGCTGGTTTGCAAACAGGTGTTGGCAGAGAATTTTTATTAAAAACACCTAATAAAGGGCCTATTTATTCTTGTGCATTAGATGAACGTGTTCCTGAAATTATTGAATATCCTTTAGCAGAAGTTGTTAAAAAAGTAGAAGCTTGTTATTTCAATAATACAGTAGCATATGCTGTTGCTTTTGCTATTGCAGCCGAAGTAGGCAAAATTAATTTATTTGGAATAGATTTTTCATACAAAAAAAATATACACCACGCAGAGGCTGGTAGAGCTTGTGTAGAGTTTTGGTGTGCTATAGCTACAAAAAATGGCATACCTGTTCAAGTCGCAAGATCTTCTTCACTGCTAGACACTAATGTTCCTGACAATGAAAAACTTTATGGATATCACAGGTTAGAAAACCCTTTAGTTCAAACTTTTTTTGAAGGAAATTTAATGATAGCAAAGCAAAGTGAGATGACTGCTCCAGAACCAACTGATACCCAAGAAAAAGACGCTGTATTAATTGGTAGGCACGACATCCCAAATGTTAGTTATGTTAAAGAAAACAAGCCCAAAAGAGGCCGACCTAGAAAGGTTACAAAATGATTAGTGTAGAGACAGGAGTAACTGTTCAATCTGTAAACGTGATGACCTCAGACGAAGGGGGTCTAAGCACAGAACAGCTTACTGAATTAGCTATGGATAAAGTAATTAATGTTGCAGATAGCGCACCGCCTGCTATAAGGGATCAGGCAGAAGCTTTTCGCAGTTCTATAGAGAATGTGCTAAGATACTATATAGAATTGGCAAGACGAGAAGAACGTGCTACAATCGCTTATAGGATGGCGAAAGCTGGACAAAAGGAAATGGCTGATCTTGTTAGGAGAATATAAATGGCTATAGCTCAAGCAATGTGCAGTTCTTTTAAGAAAGAACTTTTAGAAGGTGTGCATAATTTTAAAAACTCTGGTGGAGGCACTTTTAAACTTGCTTTATATGCAGAGGGAAGTGGTGGTAAAAGTTCTACAACCGCAACATTGGGTGCAACAACAACTGCGTTCACTACAACGGGTGAAGTTGCTTCAAGTGGTACTTACACCACTGGGGGTGGTTCTTTAACCAGAGTAGACCCATCACTCTCTGGAACTACAGCATTAACTGATTTTGCTAATCTTAGTTTTACAACAGCTACGATTACAGCAATGGGTGCTTTAATTTATAATTCTAGTGCCTCTAATAAGGCTGTTGCGGTTCTTGATTTTACTAGTAATAAAACATCTACCTCTGGTACGTTTACAATTCAGTTTCCCACTGCTGACGCATCTAACGCAATCATTCGTATTGCTTAATAGGTGGTGCTATGGCTCTTGTTTTAGGAGATCGTGTAAAAGAAACCACGACTACGACAGGAACAGGAACCTATAGTCTTGGCGGTGCTGAGAATAACTTTCAAGCGTTTTCTGTTATAGGCAACGGAAATACAACTTACTATTGTTGCCAAGACAGTTCCAACTTTGAAGTTGGAATAGGAACGTACACCGCTTCTGGCACTACATTAGCCCGAACTACTATATTACAGTCTAGTAATTCAGATAATGCTGTAAGTTGGAGTTCTGGTACAAAAACTATTTTCTGTTGTTACCCAGCCGATAAGGCAGTATTTTTGGACGCTAGTAATAATCTTAATGCGTTGTCCTCTGGTGCTGTAATTATGACCACATTAAATTCAGACACTCCTTCAACTACGACTTCAAGTGGTGACGCTGATTTTATTTTAATAGACGATGGTGGTACGATGAAAAAGATAACACCGTCAAATTTAGGCATTGGAGATGGTGCGTCTAAAGGTTTTGCTACCGCTATGGCGATAGCCTTGTAGGAGTAAACTATGGCACAAGACTTTGAAAGAAACATAGCAAGAAATATAGGCACTTCTGCAAGCACTTTGAGAACAGCTAACTCAGATGATGCAGTCGTTGGTATTAATATAGCTAATGTTCACACATCTCAAATATTAGTTAATGTCTATGTAACTGCAAGTTCTGCCGATTATTATATTGTTAAAAATGCTCCTATACCAACGGGTTCTTCCCTTCAAGTTTTAGACGGAGGGGCTAAGATTGTTTTACAATCGGGAGATGCTTTGAAGATTGTTAGTAACACAGCAAGTAGTTGTGATGCTTGGGTTTCAGTAGTTGACGCAATTAGTACATAGGAAAGATCATGACTAACATTATAACATATTCTCAGCGTTACGATTCTGTTGGTGACACAGAAATAACTCAAAACATTGAGATAGTACAACTAACTGTAACTACCACCTCTGGTTCTCCTAGATTAACTTTTACAAGTGGGGATGGTGGGTTTACTATCTTAGATATTGATTTTGTGCCAGAAAACGAATTTCGTATTTATGTTCCTGCTCCGGGACTAAGAGCCAGTAATCTTTGGATATCCAACATGACCAATGTAAAATCATGCACCGTTTTTTATAACAACGTAGAGTAGGAGCTATAATGCCTTACATCGGTGGTCAACCAACAGCAAACTTTGTGGATATACCAGCCGTAGAGCGATTTAATGGCAATAACTCTACTACGTCTTTTACACTGTCTAGAACAGTAGGAAACGACCAAGATATTGTTGTTTCTGTTGATGGTGTTATTCAAGATACAAATAAATATAGCGTGAGTGGTACAACACTTAGCTTTAGCACAGCACCTTCAACGGGTACTGCTAATATCTTTGTAAATTTTCTTGGTCTTAATATTGCCACAGTTACACCTCCAACGGCTAACAAGTCGGACTTTCTTGGTGGGGGTATGTTTCGTGTGAATGATAAAACGGTAGGTACTAATGTAACGATAGGTGGTGCAGAAAATGCTAGTGCCACTGGCCCTATTACAGTTAACTCTAGTGTCACTCTTCAAGTAGAAGATGGCGGTACGTTGGTGATAATATGAGTACAATAAAAGTTACTACATTACAAACATCTGCTGGCGGTGCTGTTACGCTGACTAAGCAGATTGCAGCAAAGGCTTGGTGTAACTTTAATGGCACTGGCACTGTAGCATTGAGAGATAGCTTCAATGTGGGTTCAATTACAGACAACGGCACTGGAAACTATACAATTAACTTTACAAACAATATGGCAGACGCAAATTATTCGTTTTATCAGTTTAATGCAGGTGCGGCTAATTATGGAAGCTATGGTTTGTACGATTTTATGTTTTCTGCACCTACTACCAGTTCATTTAGAACAACAACAGAAAACAACAGTGGTACAAATGTAGATACTATTCAAGTAAATGATGCTGTACACGGAGACTTAGCATGAGTGAAATCTTAGTAGACAATCTCACAGGTAAGACCTCTGCTGGTGACATTACAGTTACAAGCGAGGGTGGTGCGGCTACGCAATCCTTGCAACAAGGGTTGGCAAAGGCTTGGGTAAATTTTAGTGGTGAAGGAACAATTGCTACTAGAGATAGTCTAAATGTAGGTTCTTTGACTGATAATGGAACAGGTGATTATACTGTAAATTACACAAACAATATGAATAATGCTAATTATAACTCAGCCTGTACAGGTAGTTGGAATGGTGATGTAGCAAGGGGTTCGCTTTTTGGTTTTGGTGCTAATACAGCTAATATGACTACAAGCACTATAAGGACACATTGTTTGCAATCAGGAAATTATGGGGCGTTTGACGGTACTATATTATGTGTAGATACTAAAGGAGACTTAGCATGAGTACATTAAAAGTAGATAATCTCCTGTTGCAGAACAATAATGCAGGCACTGGCAGAATACTTGAGGTAGTATCTGGTGTGTGTGATGGCAGGAGCATTACTACGATGAGTGGTACGTATTCTTTAGAAAATGTAACGGCTGTTCAATTATTAAACACTACTTATACTGCTGTAACAGGGTCTTCAATCACATACACTCCCCCTGAAGGAACAAAAACTGTTATTTATGAGTTTTGGTCACAAATAGGCGCAGAAGATGGTGCAGATTCTATATGCCATAGTATATTATATATTGATGATGTTGAAGTTGTATCTTCTAGACACGCTCCAAGTGCGTATAGAGCTATGAATCAAACCTTTAAATGGCCAATACAATGTAATGCAAGTGCAGACAATACTGATGTAGGGTCGTTTACTTCGTGGACCTCCTCTAAAACACTTAAAATAATGGCTCGTTCTTATAGCACCGGTTATGATCAGCGTTATCATAATACTCGATATTGGAATGGATCTGGCAATACAACGCAAGTTACTAGACCTGTCTTAACAATAACAGCAATAGGATAAATAATGGATACACCACAGTTTCAAGGCACACACTTATTTGACAGATTATGTTGGGCGAAAGAAAACCTAGATGGAGTGCAGTCTGAGTATCGAGTTGTATATGAGGATAAGCTAGAAGAGTGTGCAAAGATTCTTGTGCCTGACCCTAACTGGATGGCGTGTGCTTTACAGGGTGGTATATTGCCACCTGTTTGGGTATATTGGGAGTTAAAGAAGGATGAAGCTCAACCTGATTTTAAAAAACATACTCGTGGGTATTTGTTACATCAGACAGAACCTATTAAGGCAATGACAGAAGAAGAGGCAATAGAATACTTGATTCAGAAAGATGTGCCAGAGCATGTTTGGAAGAATTGGGATGAAGGTAATCGTCCTAAGATGGTTATCTGTAGGAAGAACCAACTTCCTGCAACAAGAGAGTGGAGAAACGCATGGCGTATCTCTGAAGAACTAGCCGCATAAAGGAGATTTAGATGGCTGTAACAACATACATAGTAGATAAGGACGGCAATCAAGCTAATTCCGCTAGTGTTACCAAGCCGTCTGACCGTAATTTTCGTGATGCTTGGACACTTTCTGGTAGTGTAATATCAGAAGACCTAACCACTGCAAAGACAATTTTTAAAGATAAGATTAGAGAAGTTCGCGCACCTTTGCTTGAAGCAGAAGATGTTGTGTATATGAAAGCATTAGAGGCAGATGATGCAAGTGCAAAGACTGCATCTGTTACAAAGAAAACAAATCTTCGTAACGCTCCTGCCGCAAGTGCAATAACAAATGCAACAACGATTGCTGAACTTAAAGCTGCTTGGGATACAAGTTTACTAGGAGCAAGTCCTTACGCATAGGAACAAAGTATGACACTTACACAAGTTAGACCAGCAGGAATTGCTCCTTCAAGTGGGAGGACTTTGGAGACACTTGCCGCTTTGTGCGATGGTCAAAGTTACACCGTATCAAGTGGTGCATATACCACGACAAATGTTACGGCAGTACAAGTTGGCACAACGTCCTATGTAGATATTTCAGGAAGTTCAATAGACTATACCCCGCCAACTGGGGCGACTTGTGTAATATATGAATTTACTTACTTACGATCGCATGTTGATGAACATGGCATACTTCATACAAGATTTTATATAAACAGTGATGAAGTTGTTGATGCTAGAGTAACGAGCGCAGGATCGTATTACGGAGAACAAGTTACTTTTAATTGGGTAATTCCTATAGGTGGTACAGCTAATACAGATACTGGAAGACAAGCTTCTTGGTCTTCTGCCAAAACATTGAAGTTACAGTTTAGAGAATATGCAACTGGTAACACGATAAAATTACATCAGACACTTTGGTTTGACGGGGCTACTAGTTCTCAGTTTCATAGACCGCAGATAAAAATTACAGCTTTAGGATAAACATATGCCATATATAGGAAAAAGTCCAACTAACGGTGTAAGAACACGATACCTGTATACAGCTACTGATGCACAGACAGCGTTCTCAGGCAGTGACAGCAGTTCTAATGTTCTTGTGTACACAGATGGCATGTTCATGGACGTATACCAAAACGGTGTGTTACTTAAACCAACTACTGACTATGCAGCGACAAACGGAACAACTGTCACGCTTACAACAGGCGCACAAGGTAACGATGTACTTGAAATGGTTGTCTATGATGTATTCAGTGTACAAGGTAACTACACTAAAACAGAGTCAGATACACGCTATCCGTTTAAAGGTAACAACAGTATTATACGCCTTAATGGTCAGACAATAAGCAATGACCTTACAATAGATAGTGATGAGAATGGTATGTCTGCTGGGCCTATCACACAAAGTGCTACAGTCACTGTTAATGGCTACTGGAGTATTGTATGACCAGTGTATTAAATGTAGATACGATTGCAGCAAAAGATGGCACTAGCCCTGTTGCGTTGACTAAGCAACTAGCTCCGAAAGCTGTTTTTGGTATGAATTTAAGTTCTACTACTTATGCTGGTGTAACTCAAAATTCGTTACCTAGTAATACTTTAAATATATCAAGTGGTACAGATGCTGGAACTGGAGATGCTCATGGAAACTATACTACTAATATGGCAGGGTTAGAAAATGTTTATCCAGATGGTATTATAGCCGCAAACAATACACAGAATGTAGATATAGGTGTCACAACTAC